AGAGTGTCAATAAGTGTCTTAGCTTTCTGCGGCCAATGTTCTGCAAAGGTTGTACCTTTTTTAACACCTAATTGTTTTGCCCAACGTTCTGGTATTGGTTGGTTTAAAATATTAGTAATGTATTCTTGAGGATTGCCATCTGCTAATGCTGCAGAAACTAATTTAGAATCAACTACTTTCCAAGCATCTGCTCTGGTCATCAGTTTACCTTTACCATCAAAAGTACTATAAACACCTTTGTAAAGTAACTCTATATCATCACCAGTTTTATTGCTATTTTCAAATATTTTTTCATGTTTTTCTCTATGTTGAGAACCTTTTTCTATGTTATATCTGTTTGTATATTTAGCATTTAAGCTTTCTTTTGCTTTATCAAAAGCTTGAGTTACTCCAGCATACTCTAACATTTCTGGAGAATATCTATCTAAACCAGAGTTCTTCCAAATGTTATCAGCATGAGCTTCAATACCTGCTCTCTTAAATTCTAAAGGTTCTGTATTAGCGTTATGTATATCTTTAGTTTTAAATTTAATACCATTAACCTCTAACTCTTGATCACTATTTTGCATAGCATCTTGTAGTTTAGGTTCAAATGTTGGGATAACACTTCCTAATTGAGCCTTGACAAAACCTATCTGTGCCCAGTCAGATAAATGGCTAATACGTTCAGCATCTACATAACCATTAACACCTTTTAAATCAATCTGCTGACGCCTAAGTTCCTGAATAACTTTTTCGTTGTCACCAGCGTCTGAAATCTTTTTTTCTAATTCTAAGTATTTTTCAGCATTTACTTTTTTATATTGTTTGTATTCTGTAAGACCAAGCTTTAACTGTTCCTCTTTGTAATGCTCATGCATCTTTTTCATGGTGCTTGAGAAATCTTTAAGGTTATCTGCAAGTTGTGCAGCTTCATTAATACCTCTCTGACCCATGATATTAGCCATTTCACTACGCTGGTTTATACCTTGTTGCGTAATTTGCCTTGAACTTTGTCTAAGGCGATCTATGTTTCTATCGTAAGATGAACTCATTATGACTTCCTCTTAAATATATTAGGTTTACCTGAGGCTTGGAAATCAGAAATACCACCGACAGCACTTGTAGCTAATCCTAAGATTAAACCAGCTGACGATTTTTTCGGTTCCATTTCTGGAGCAAGAGGTGTAAGTCCATGCACGGGAGCAAATCTAATCTGTTCATATGTAGAACGAGTCTTGGCTTCAGCTTCAGAACGAGCTATATCTTTTGCAGTAATAGCTTTTTCTTCTGCCATCATTAAATTATGCAGTCCTCGAGATCGTTCTTGTCCCATTTTAACAGCACTTTTACCTGCTAACCGAGCTGCAGTCCGACCTGTTTGTGTACCTGCATACTCATTCTCATACATTTCAATTAGAGCACGTTCCATTTCATGGTCGTTCTCTGCAAACAATTCTTTTAACTGTTGATCTTGTTGAGTCCATTGATCTACCATTGACCTATGTATAGTGTCATAGTCAATGTCCCCATTTATAATATCGTTTCTATATTGAGCACGATCGAACATTACCTCTCGATCATACTGTCTGTTTTGTTCTTCAAAGTTACGAAGTTTCGTACGATTTCTGCCAGCTATGGCATTATTCGCTGCGTTGTGTTCTGCAACTTGTCCCATCATTCCGAGACCTGTTGACAGCATTGTTACTGGTTCGCACACGGCAAAATTCTATAAAGGTTAATTTGTTAGGACCATGTTCAAGTTCCCGTAAGAACTTAAATCCTAGAAACTTTAGAAGTTTTAGATGAGCGGTATTCCGTTTATCTACAATGTTCCAAAGGAGTTTCTCTTCTCTACTTTCTATAAATCGTTTAGCTTCTCGTGCAAAGGTGAGAGGATAGTCATGTATAGCTGGGGTACATAACATCCAAATTTTACCACCTTCCTGTACACCGGCTAATCCGGCAGTCTTGCCGTTAGGCACGTTAAAGTAAACTGTGTCTCCATTAAAAGCAGCAAATGGTATATACCAGCGTGGGAAATGACCGTGGCCTTCCCATACTTCTCTATAGTCATCTGTACGAAGATTAGAGGCAACCTCGACGGCAGCCTCCATTGTAATTGGGTGAATGTAGTTAGACACGTTGATAATATCTTGGTGAGTAATCCCCTTCCCAGTTCATTGAATGTAGGGTTGCTGGTGAGGGATGATTAGATTTTATAAATACGCTTAGGTTTGTATTCCTATCGTATACTGGTATTGTATGTATATATCCTGACGCTATCGCTGCTGTACTAGCATTTATATTATCGTATTCTTTTGATTCTACTGTGTATGTGTAGTCAGCTCTACCTTTACGTTTAAGAGTAATATCGAGAACACCTACATCTCCAAAGTCAAAGTTCATTCTATGTAATACAAGAGATCCTCTAGTTTCAGATCTGGTTTTATCACCTTCAGCTCTGGTAACAAATACCTTAGGTAACTCTACTTCAAACTCATATTCATAACCAATAACTACATCTGTATTTACAGAAACGTTAGACGTACCAGCTTCAGTAGATGTCTTCCAGTTTCCGGGTAAAGTAATTGTTTGGTTAGGAGCTGTTCCTGTAATAGCAGATGCTGGGATATCATAGCTTTTACCAGCTGCGTCACTATCAGTTATGCAATAAGCTGTAAGTGTACGAGTGCTATTAAATCCTGCACCTAAAGTAAACGTTGTTACATCATTAACAGTATCATGTGTTAAAGCAGATGAAGCAAATACTTTTTTTGTATCTAAATGTACACGGTTTTCGTCTGGAGGTGTACCGATCATCGGAGTTCCAGAAGTTAATTTTATGTCAAATTTTTCTAGTGTATATGCTTCACTAATTGGATCATATAATACAACAAAGTATTGATCATCCATCATACAATGAAAAACAACAGGATTAGGTAGTGTCCATCTAAACCATGCAGACTGAGCACGTTGATCTCCAGCTTCGTAAAACTTATAACCCCATACTTCGTTTGTTGCAGTATGTAATGTACTATCTACTGCAAATAATAGAAGTTGGTTTTCTGTAGATGCAGTTACATTAGTTAAATTTTGTGGAAATAATTCTGCTATAATTTTACTTTGTTCTTGTACCGTAGGTTCGTTTCTGGTAGACACATCTGCTATTTCATAGAACCTAGCTTCACGTGCTGTACTATTTAAAAATCCTATTGTAGTTCCTAATGATACTGGATTACTATCTGGATTAAATGCATAAGATGCTGCGTAAGTTATTTTAGCCGTTTCAGGAGTAAGCAAAGCTTCCGCTCCAGAACTCAATAAGAATTGTTCACTAGCACTAAAAACAACTAGACCTCCAGCATTTTCAACAGCATCAAACAGTCGAGTAGGATACGTAGAACTAGATTGTAAATCAATCGGGTCGGCGTTAGAAATAGCCATCGCAGTTTTTACCCAAAAATTATAGAAGTCATTTACCCTAGACAAGATAACATTTTCTTCACTAAGTAGACATATTCTATTTCTAAAAAATATCATTTTTTGGATACGATGTCCTACAAACGACGGTTCCCCATTTGTTATATCATCACCTACATCACGTTTACCCCAATCTGGATAACCAAACTGAAAAGCACCGTTAGGATAAGATTGAGCTGATCCACCATTAATAGCAAATGTCCCGGGAAGCACTCTGGTGAGCTTCAGAGGCATTGTTGTGTTGTCAAAGGTAGTTGTTATCCCCGGCTCTGCACACTCTTCCCACACGCCCTCTCCGAAGCGAACTGGGTGAACTGTGACATTACCACTTGTTGTACCTGAGGATGCATCAGTTACTGTAAATGTATTTGTCTGTACGTTAGCAATAGTATAAAAGCCATCACTACCATTACCAGATGTTACATCTAATATAACTTGATCACCATTACTATAACCATGGTTGTTTAATGTTACAGTCATAGTAGATCCTGATCTAGCGTATGTAGCTGATTTACTTAATGGATTATCTTCTGTATCTGTTACACCTTCAGCATAAAACTTAAGGTAGTAATCATCCATATCCTCACCACTATTAACAATACGTACTGTATATCCATGACGACATACACGTGGTAAATCAGCTATATTATTAGCTTCAGTTGTAGTTACAGTCATTAACTGTTTTTCTGGTGATGTTACACCAAATGGTGTAGCTCTATATAAATGTAAACCATTTCCAGAAATAGTGGCAGTAATACCATGACCACTTATAGCATCTAATGTGGTTTTTAGATCACCTAATATACCATTAGAAGATACATGTTCTTCAGCATTAGAAGATGTAGGAGCTGGTCGTACCGCTGCTACGTTAGCTCTTGATATAACATTTACGTGACTTTTAATAGTAGTTGTAGTAGTTACACCTTTACTAGATGTATGCTGATGTGTATCATTAGTTGTCCAGTTTTCCCCACCAAATTGTAATTTTACATAACATTGGTATGTATCGTGATATCTATCAATAGCTTCACTATCACTATGATCACTATCTACTTGTGGTGTACAACGTGTATCTAATTCATATCTAAGGTTAGCTTTACCAGTTGCACTATTATTAGGAGGTGATGTATCACATTTACTTGTGCCTGATTCTACATTAACAGTTTCTCTACCTGCACCTTTACAGTCACCATTACTGGTTCCACTATAATTTGAGGAGTCATCTATAGTACCAACTGTAATACCTGTAGCTCTAGGGTATGTAATTGTATCATTATTGCTAGGATCATAAATATCTAATGCATACTGTTTACCATAAGATATAGTATCTAATGATATAAAAGCTTCGTGTAGTTGAGGAGGTGATTTATCTGCAGCATCTGTTTTCATTGCTACAGTTTTTCTTCTATTAACAAAGAATGTAGTTTCGTTAATAGTCATAACCTGTATATCAGAAGATTTTTCATCTGATAGTGCTTGGTTATCTAAATATGTAGCTTTGTTTGTACCATCTACATAAGCATAATCTACAGGTATTTCTACCCCGTCACTACATCTCCATATTTTAACTGTTCCATCAGCACCAGCTTGACCTATATACTGTTCTTCATCATCAGTATATATGTTAAACCATTTGGCATTAGCAGTAACTGTAGGAGTTATAGTATTTATTAATTGACTTCCCGGACGTTTTATAAGTTGTCTTACCACGTCTGGAACGCCGTTAACTAAGTCTACTACTTGTCCCGGAAGTTTCTTTTCATCAGGTTGTGTAGACATACCTAATACGTAACTAGGTACTTTTTGTGTAACACTTGCCATTAGCGTCTAAGCATTTTATAAGGTTTGTAAGATTGATATGCAGACTCGTCTGGATGTCCAAGCATGTTGTGATCACCCTGATTGCATTCATATTCCATACACGCAGCTCTAGCCTGTGATTCAAAAGTTGACATCATTTTCTGTAAGTCAGCGTTGGAAACTAATTGTACTGCAGCTCTACCGCAAGCTTTATATATAATATATCTTTGGAATGGTGCTGGAATATCTTCAAATGCT